TAGGCTATGTCTCTGTCTTGGACGTGTCCCATGATGCACGACATGAACTTCTTTTGCAACATGAGTTTTGCACAGGTGACTGGTCTGCCCATGACTCCGCTCGTGAAGTAGTGACAGTACGCGATGCCATCAATGATGATTGGTTGTAGAAAAGGGACAACCTCCCATCCCGCTTCTTCCAATAAGAAATGATCATAGCTCATAAGTCCTTCTAGTTTCGGATCAGACTCAATAGCACGTTCGATCCGCTGTTCGTGGTTACCTAACAAGAATACCATCCGTGGTGTCCATGTCTTCTTCTTGTTACTACGCAAGCGTTCCTTCTCTGCTTCGATAGGCGCTAGGAAATGCTCCATAGCGTTCTGTCCCGCTCGTATGTCTCGTGTGTACCGCCGTCCTTCAAAGGACTTCTTACCTACGTCATAGCTACTGAGACTTTCCATGTCCCAGTGATCCCCCAGATGAATGATAACGTCAGGCTTTGTTGCGGCTGCATACTTACCGGCCCAGTACAAGTGATCAACACTGTTACCGGGCTTGACTTGCGTGTCAGGTATTACTAGGTGTCTCGTCATTGTTTTTTACTCCATCCAGCAGGACAGGTTTCAGCAGTGTACCATGTGAAGCCCTGTTTTTCTGCCCATTCTTGCATGGTGTATCTAGTCCCGTCACCTCTACGTCTTGCTCCGGGCATGGCAGTTCTGGGGTTTTGGAAGACGAAAACCAGCTCCTCCTTCTCCCCAAGACCGTTGCTGATGTCAACATACTTCCTCGCTTCCGCACGATCTCTGAATCTCCCTTTAGCCTCAATGTAAACTGTACAGTCACCTTTGTGGTAAACGAAATCAGGTTCATACGTTTTAACTTGGGTGTATGTTAACTTTCCTACATGGTACTCGCAGCGTTTAAATCTCTGATGAAGATCAAACTCAAACCAACTGTCATATCCTTTTGGGATGTTACGTTTCGTTCTCTTCACTTGGTCTTTCCCATAGTTGATTAGGTTCACGACGTAACCAGAGCAGTCTAGCGTTCTCAATGACACGCTCTTCAGACTCTAACAACTCAACACACTTGTTGAACATCTCTATCTCTGACAGTCCTTCAAGGATCCTCTGAGACTTCTTATCACCTATACCATACACACCGACAATGTTATCAGCTTTGTCACCCATGATGATCTGACGATAGAAGAACAACAGACCTTCCTCTTCGTTAACAGAAGTAAGTTCACGTTTGTTGAAGTTGTAGTGTCTGCACGGTACTTGCTGGAAGTCCTTATCAAGACTGACAATGATACTGTCAGGGGTGGCGGTAGCGTCGATAGCAATCAAGTCATCAGCTTCCTCGTCCTCTGTAACAACAGCATTCCACTCTTCGATCAGGTATTCACGTATTGCTTGCAAGTGTGCAGGCTTTTCTTTGTCCTTACGATTACCCTTGTAAGGCGCAGTCACAGCTATGTCGTTACGAAAGTTACCCTTACCTGTCAGGTAGACACGGTAGTCTGGTTCGCCATCTATCATAGTGTATAGATCACTAACCAGATCAGACAAGAAACTGCCCGTAGTATAACAGGCAGTCTTGACTGACTCATCATTGCACTTGAAAGCACAACGATAAGCCACAATGTCACCGTCGATCAGGATCACAACGCTTCCGCTTCAGAGACTGAGTTGTCAGCGTATTCGATCAGGTTAGTAACCTTCATCTTGATCATGGATGGTGAACGTCCTGTACCAACAGACCAGTCATAGTATCCTACAACAGCGATAGCTTCAGATCCGTTAGCGATCAGTACATCTTCAGGTATCTCAACACCGTTCTCATCTGTTAGACGCATAGGGTTGTTGCTCTTCATGGTGATAAAGAAGCCACGGTCGTCACCTTTGTTGCTTGGTGCAATGCCCATCTCTTCGATGGCCTCAACAGCTTTATCGCTGAGATTACCAAGCTGTACCTGATACTTGTTGCTGTACTTGTTGAGCTTGTTACGCTCACACCAGTAGACGGTACCGCGTACAGTGATGGGTGGTAGTTTGTTTGCAGACATAAGTTTCTCCTTAATGTGTCTCTGCCCAATTGTTACCTACTCTATACTCGCCGTCTAAGGGACACCGTAGGCTGAGTGTCTCACCGGCGATTCTGATTGAACGTACACCGATACGTCCGACTGTGTCAGCGTAGTGGGCAGGTGTTTCTATCTGCCATTCATCGTGTACGTTTGCTACAAATCTGTGTGGTATGTTACGTAGTTTATCTGACAAGTGTACCAAAGCTTGCTTCATAACAATAGCCCCAGCACCTTGTAAAAGTGTATTCAATGCTGCGTGTTCTGATCTGACTCTGAGCTTTCGTCCATCAAGGCCAACAAGGACGCCTGATACAGCCTGTCTGTGTATATCTCCTCTAACTCTTTCAAGAGACGGCGTGTTAGATAGAAATGTTTCCTTAAGTCTTCTTCCAGTAACGTTATTTCCTCCAACGATAGCTCCGATCTTAGCATCTCCGGCTCCATACAGAAACGCATAAATGAATGTCTTCGCAAGAGGTCTCGTCTCAAGTCCAGCTGCTCGTTGATTAGCCGTATGAATATCGCCATTGAGGATTTCATTAGTATAGTTCTCGTCGTCCATGTAGTGAGCCAACATACGTAGCTCTAAACCGCTGGCGTCGATGCCAACTAACTTGTTACCTTCATCAACAGTCCAACATGATCGGCACTCTGTACCGAACGGTGCAGATACTGCTGGTACCTGAGCCATGTTAGGTGATAGGTGTGTCATACGTCCTGTCACAGCTCCGTTGGTGATGACTCTGCCGTGTACTCTACCATCATCCTTGACAGCTTTCAACCATGAATCTATCTGAGCTACTCGCTTTTGCAACATCATATAACGTGCAACTGCTTTAGCTTCGGGAAGAGTTATCCCGTCAAGTACCTTCTCGTCAACGATGATATTACCCTTCTCAGTCTTCTTGTCAAACTTAACACCAAGACCTTGCAGTCGCTCTGCAATTTGCTTACGTGAGCCGGGGTTAAACACGGTGACTTTATCCTTCAGTCGCTTGCCTGTCTTCTCAGATATACGTTCTTCAACGATAGGTGGGAAGATAGCTTGTAACTCCGCTTCGATGTTATTCATCTCGAACATGAGATCCATCATCAACTTCTCTGCAAAGGGTACGTCAAGCTTGAAACCGTTCTGTTGTTGCTCATTAACGATCCAGCCTACACGATGCTCAAGATCAATGGACTGCTCTGAGAAACCTTCCTTGCGTAGCTGTAGTTCAAGCCACTGATGCACACGCTCAGTCAACTCAACGTCAGCTATACAATACTCGATCATCTCGTCACTCAGTCCTCCGTCGTAGTCTGTGAAGTCGAGCTTTCCTGTACCGCCAAGTACGCTGCCCCAGTTACGGAGCGAATGACCTCCCTCTGCTGGTGGGTTATAGAGTCTTGAGAGGTAGAGTGTATCAACGACATTGCTAATATCAACATGTACACCCCAAACACGGTCAAGCACACCAACATCGAATCCGATGAGATTATGCCCCACAACTTTTTCAGCTTCATACAAAGTCCTCTGCAAAGTCTCTGGTGTCGTATGTACTTGGATGTTGTTCTTCACCTTCGTAACGGCACACCAGATCGTTGAGTGATCCAAGCTTGTTTCGATGTCCAAGTAACATATATTCATGGTAACGCTCATTCAAATCTTCTAGGTCAGTGTCGTGGTTAAACTTCTGATAAGTCTCCGTCAACTGTTCCTGTTCCAATATCCAATTCCCAATCTTGCTCACGGTGAAACATCTCCTCTATGTCTGCGAGTGTTCGTAGATCTGCTCTGTCGATTACGTCACTGTCATCAAGACTAACAGCTGCACATCGGTTGCACAAGTCTACAAACTCTTGGCTAACAGCGAATCGTCTTGTTGCTTCGTAGTCTGTTAGCTCTACGTCACACGCTATACATCTCACAACATTAAGTCCTCTAACTGGTTTATTCTAAGGTTGTAGCAGTTAGCTCTAACAATGAATCCATTATCACCGTCCTGTTCACCCTTCTTCAAGAACCTAGCATCCTCAAAATACTTGTCTTTGTCAAGCCACCCAAGAACATACAGATCACCCTGCCTTATGTAACGAGTAAACAAATACTTATCACATTGTTGGTGCAACGATGTCTCTGCAATGCTGCAATCGTAGTAGTCCTTTGGCGGGACCGTTGTCTCTTTTGTCTTAACATCTATGGTGATTCCGTTCCATGTCAAGTCATAGTCCTTGCAAGGTGTACGTTCACAGCGTAAGTAATCAGCCAGCATAATCTCTGCCAAGAAACCAACAGCATTACCAGCGCCTTTACGAATGCTATTACGTATCGCTCCCATCTCAGCAGACTCAGCAAGTGCTTTCTCTTTCTGTTCATCGGTAGGTGTAAGAGTAATCATAACGGTTTCTCCTCAACTTCATCACGTTGTGTTAGTCGTCCAGTAGCTTCGTTGTAGAACACCTCACACGCCTTGCCTGTCTTACCAGTGTATCGGTTCTTCAACACACGCAGCAC